CTTGAGTGGTGGACGTGTCTTCTTGAATTTTGCTAATTTTTTGCCAACATATCTTTTACCGTTGGTTGTGTTTGTGATGAGATACACAAATCCTTCGCAGTCTTCTGGCAGTGTGTCTATTGTTTTACCTTGATAAGTCCATGGCATATGGACATACTTACTGATTATTTTTTCCGCTCTTGCTGTTTTTGGATCTTGGACACTTGATACTGTGCTTCAAGTTCTTTACGTCTTTGACGTGCCAAAATTCTAATTTCCGCTAGTGCCTTTCTAGCGGCTACTTTGGTAGCGAGGCTTCGCCTCTCAGCAAACAACTCGTTTGCCTTGAAATACTCCATGTATGCCTTGGTCAGTTTATCGTGAGTATCATCTTGAATGGTCATAAGTTTCCACGTCATTAGCATATGCTGTGAAGCCGTTCTCTTTCACCACTTTCAACACATTGTTAACACGTCCCATTAATTCGTCTTTGTGCGATATCAAGAATATGTTCTTGCCTGCTTCTCTGCTCATTTTTTTCAAGATAGCCAAACTGCTTTCTACACCTGCTGAATCCATTCCTGAATCTATCAATTCATCTAAGAATAGCAAGTTGATGTTTTGATACAAGTTTTCCCATACATCTCTGAATGCAAAACTTAATCCCAATATCAATCTGTTACGTTCACCTCTACTCAAATTATCAAAATCCAACTCTTGTCCCAGTTGAGTGATCTCCACACTCAAATCATTTTTGAATGTGACCAAGTGTGGAAGACCCAATTGATCCAAGTAGTGAGTTAACCTGTTGTTCAAGAAGGTTAAGTTTTGATCAATTATTTTTTTCCTTATGAAGGAATCTTTGTTTGTGAGCAGTTTGTATAAAAACTCTTGATGCTCTTTCAACTTCTGTAATGTGTTGGCAGTGTCCCAATTTATTTCTTGTACTGCTTGATTTTTTAATTCTTCTATTTGATCTAGATATGGATTTGTTTCTTCCTGTTTATTTTTGAGTGCTGTTTTGATTGAGTCTACATACTGTCTGTGATCATATGCTTCTTTAATTGTGTCATAGTATGTGTTTGGTCTTTGATCTAAATCTCCCACTGCTTCAATGTCTTTTGTGGTTTGTTCCAATTGTTCTGCCAACTCCATCACATAACTGTTGGATTCACCATATTCTATTTCTAATTTTTTCTGCATTTCTTCAATTTTGTCATCTGGGAGATCCTGTCCACAAGCATAGCAAGTGGCTTTGTGATTTAATTTTTCTAAATCTTTGTGTAATTTTTTTGCTGTTTTGTCCGCTTGTTCTATTGTGCTTTCTAAACTGGCTCTGTCTTTCTGTAATTGCCTTAGCACATCATTTAGTTTTGTCCAATCTTCAAGTTTTTGATGTGCTTCTAATTCAGAATCAATGTTTACACTTTGTAATTCTTTTAGATTATTTTCTAATTTTTCAATATCTGTTTTGTTTTGATTGTGCCAAGCACTGCTTTTGTTGGTTAAACTGTGAATTGTTTCTTCAACTTTTTGATTGCTAATTTTCAAACCTTCTAATCTTGCTGTTTCAAGTGCTATGTCTTCTTTTGAACGTTTGATGTGTGTTTTCAAGATGTCTGCTTTTTCAGACAACAGTTGAATTCCTAACAAGTTTTCAATTATTTCCTGTTGTTCATTGTTGTGTAAACTTAAAAAAGGTTGTGTGTATGTGTTAAGTGCCACAATGTGTTTGAACATTTTTGGATTCATTCCAATCATTCTGTTCAAGTCTTCCTGCGTTTTACGTGAATCTCCTTGACTGACATCTGAAAGTTCTTGCTCTTGGTCATCGATGTAGTATTTCATTACATTTGGCTTTCTACCACGTTCTACTCTGTAGTTTACTCCATCTTTTTCAAATGCTATTGTGACCAACATACTTTTGCCGTTGGTTTTGTTCACAAGATTATCTTTACGTATTTTTGTGAGTGCTTCTCCATACAGTGCGTAACTCAGTGCGTTTACTATGGTTGTCTTACCTGTACCATTACGCGAACCCGCATCATCACCGCCCATGTCTAAATTTTCACCCAGTACCAGTGTTAAAAGTTTTTGCTGAAAGTCGATAGCCTGGGTTTGATTGCCCACACTCATAAAATTTTTAACTGTAAGTGTTTTAATTAGTATCATTGTTTAGGTCTCTAAATATTTTTAGTAAAACAGATTTATCATATGCATCAGATTCGATTGTTTCAATTTCTTTTGACACAATTTGATCAACACTTTCAAACTTGGTAATGTCTAATTCTGTGTTAATCTCTTCTTCTTTTTTGCTAGGAATCAAAGTGATTTCTCTACAATCATATTTTTTCATGAAAGTTTCTTTGATATAACTGGCTTCTTCAAAACTTATATCAATATCCAGTGTAACTCTTAGATGCATTTTGCTTTTCATTATTTCATCTGTTTTGTCCAGCAGTGTGCTTAATTTTACATTTCTGTATTTAGGACAGTTGCCCCAATTGAAATACACAGGCTCTTTTCCATACTCTAATATCATCATGCCACGTTCATCATCATCAACATCTGCGTAATTGTGTGGGAAAGGGTTTCCTAAATAATGAATATTGTTTTTAACTTGTCTTTTGTGAAAGTGTCCAGAGAACACATATTCTTGTTTTTTAAAATCGCTTGGTCTTAATTCTCCTGTATCTGGCATTTCTACCATAGCATTCATAAAGAAGTTAGGCAGTTCAAAATGACCAAACATATATTTGCATTCCATGTTGCCAACTTTTTTCCATTCATTTCCTACTAACCAAGGCACTAATATAGTGTCATCAATTTTTGTTATCTTGTTCACCATTGTGATGCCAGGAATAAATCTTCCGAACTCTGTGGATTGGATGTCTCTGCTGTCTTTGTAATATAGATCGTGATTGCCTGGAAAGAAATAAAAGTTGTCAAATGCTTTCCCTAGTTTTTCTAAACATCTAATGGAAGCATCCATAGTGGTGATGTTTACACTGTTTCTGTTGTGATGCCAATCACCGCAAAACAGTCCTGTTTCACAACCATGTTGTTTGGCTAAATCAATGTACCAATCTACAAATTCTTCACAATCATCGTTGTGTAATTTAGAGTTGGATTTTAATCCGAAGTGTATATCGGTAAAAACTGCTAATTTCTTGAACAAAATAATCTCCTACTTTTCTTTAGAATAACTGAAAATGTTAAATTTGTCAACTACTTTTTTGTTCGTTTACTGACTTTTGTCTTTGGAGCCGACTTAGGTGCAGGTTTTGGCATACTGGCATCACCGGAAGTTTGTCTGGTCATACTCGGCATCATGTTGTTAAGTTCTAAAATATCATCTCTAATGTTTTGATTTCTTTTTTCGATATTAATAATTCTCACAAATGAATTAGTAACTGCCGCTGTGTAATAAGCAAACGGATTGTTAGATTTGCTTTCATCAAACTGTAAACCAATCTGTGCTAATTGCAGTATGGCTTGACCCTGCATTTCATCATTGTAGGTGTAACCTCTCACGTTACCTCTTGTACCATATCTCTCACACAACTTCATCCACATCCTTGCCAATTCGTTTGTGGCTCTGCCGGCATCTTTGTTAAATTTGCCGTTTTCCATGCCACCATCCCAATGGCTTTTGCCCACACAAACCAAGTTGCCTTTTTTATCATATTTCCAATGCTGGAAGGGAGGAAAGTTGACTTTAACTTTGCCATCAGCAACTGTTTTTGGATTCTTTTTTCTGCCAGGTTCGTCTGGGATATGCTCAAAAGTCATCACTCTGAAAACTACATCATCTTTATCAATTGACCTATAATCCACTTCGCAGTCGCTCAATTTTGTTTTTGGATCTATTTGCTTACGTTGTTCATAGGTTTGTTGTGTAAGTTTTTTGGCTTTGTTTCTTTTGGCTTGGGCCACAGTTCGTATGTTTATGGCATCCACACTGTTCACAATCAAGTTGTATGTGCTGTATGCTTCATCCACAAAACTACAGAAACTGCTTTTAGACTTGTGAATTTCGGCTAATAGGTCTCTGTTGTTAAGATAATTGACTTTTTTCATTAATATTCCTTGTTATATATCTCTTCATTATAAACTACTCAGTTAATTTTGTCAATAAATAAATGTAAGGACACAAAATGACAGTAGATAAATTCAACAAGAACATATTAAAGAGCGTAGACAGTCTAAAAGACTTGGGGCAAGACATACAGAAAAATGCGTCTGGATTTTTAGATACAAGGATTGATGCCCTAGGCAAAACACTAGATACAGCATCTGCCTTTGCTTTTGGAAAAGCCAAAAGAATGAAAGGTGACTTGAAAAAAATCATTGACGGAGTGTTTAAATTTGACAAATCTCAGCCTGCTATCACAATGAACACTTCAGGCAAATCATCTGGTGAAGAATTGGATTGGAGAGTCAGTTTGTCTATACCACAACAGATTCAAGATATTATTAAAAACCAAAAAAGTTTATTGGATCCATTGAAAGCCACAGGCAATAAATTGGTTTTTCCTTACACTCCAACAGTTCTAGTAGGACAGTCAGCCAATTGGAATCCAATGCAACCGGTACACACCAACTATCCATTCTATGCTTATGAAAATTCACGTGTGGATCAAATGACAATCACAGCACACTTCTATGTCCAAAATGAAATTGAAGCCAGATATTGGGTAGCCGCCGTTCATTATCTAAGATCAATGACTAAAATGAGTTACGGACTATCACCTAACAAAGGTGCTCCACCACCAGTGGTGCGTTTAAATGGATATGGTGATTACACATTTAAAGATGTTCCAGTTATAATACAAAACTTTACATTTGACTTAAAAGAAGATGTTGACTACATCAGCACAAGATTAACAGAAGATGCTGTAAATGATTATGGTGGTGATGCTGAAAGTATGGATGCAGTTGCCTCAACTGGCGGAACTTATGCTTGGGCACCTACAGAAAGTTTATTAACCATTGGTGTTGTACCACAATACAGCAGAACAAGACAAGCACAATTTGATCTTGCTGATTTTGTTAAAAACGGCGGCACAAAAGGATCAGGATTTATTTAATGGGATACTTTACTAGTTCAAGTCCATATGCGTCTACACAGATAGTTGATGATGAATATCTCGACATATTAACTATTCGTCCAATTCCAGCACGACCAGATGATGTGTTGTACACAGTGGAACCACAATACAATCATAGACCAGACTTGTTGGCTTATGATCTTTACGGCAACGAAAAACTATGGTGGGTGTTTGCTCAACGCAACATGGATAAAATTTCTGATCCAGTGTATGATCTTATTCCTGGCTTAGAAATTTTTATTCCACAAGGACCTGCTCTTAGAGATACACTAGGAGTCTAACATGGGAAGAGTTAGAGGACCTGCATACAACAGTAAAGTTACAGTCAAAACAGACACTGCGAAAGATAACAGTGCTACCACAGGTTATCAAAACGCAGGTGGGATTGGTGATTACATTGAAGGTTACAACGTCGATGGTAGTCGAGTAATCAACCCCATTAAAAAAGAAACAAAAGAAAAAGACTCAAAGAAAAAGAAAAAATCCAATATACTAGTAAAAGAATTTATAAGGGACTTGATACCTAATCCTCTGCATGATTATGAATCATACAATGCTGTGTTCACATTGGCGGCATTAACACTGGAAGAAGTAAATTTTCCCAACATACTTTATAACAGAATGCCTCTGCATCCTATTGCCCACTCCTCTGGAAAAGGAAATATTGAAGAAGTCACTTTCTACAAACAAGCAGGAGTCAGTCTTGAATACTTCATAGACAATGTTGAGGTTAAATCTTTCATCGCACCCAATCCAAAAACCAAACACGTACAAAGATCAGAGATTGCTTTCACTGTAACGGAACCTTACAGTATTGGTTTATTTTTACAGACTATGGCGATACAAGCCGCCAAAGCCGCTAAAGATGGCAATGTTGAATTTACAAATGCACCTTATGCCTTAATAATAGATTTTGTTGGCACTGATGTAAACGGCAAAATTTTTAGAAATAACAATCTACGTAAAGTTATGCCTATCCAAATGACAAAGGCGGCTATAAGAGCCACCCAGGCAGGTGCTGTGTATGATTGTGTTGGCGCACCTTGGGTAGAAACTCCAACCATGGATGTGAATAACAGTATAAACACTGACATCACTCTGGCAGGAAAAACTGTTTACGAAATGATGCAGGTGGGTGATGACAGTTTAATGGGACAATTAAATTTTAAAGGCGAAGACCTAGACAAAAAAGCCAAGAAGAAAGAACAACTTGCCACAGTGCCTCAAGATGATTATGTGATATATTTTCCTAAAAACGCTCAAATTGAATACACAGAAGCAGACAGACAATTAGTTTCAAAAGATAGAGCGACAACGGCTGACCAATATGGCACTGGTGAACAAGGTGACTATTATTTTAACACTGTAAAAAGAGATAGAATTGTTGAAACACTGCTGGGAAAAAATATAACAGTTACCAATGAATATACTGGCACAAGCGGACAAGGAGTAAGAGTGGATCAAACTACAGGCGATGGACCTAATGCCACTTTTTTAGGCAACGAAATTGGAGCATCAAAAATGGCTATCAATGAAAATAACATGGCTATAATGGGTAAAAAATTTCCTGACTTTGAAAAAAAATACGACAAACGTAAAAAAACTTTCACAAGAGATGGTATTACATTAAATTTAAAACAGATGACTTTGAGTTTCAAAAAAGGCACACGTATTACAGACATTATTGAAACTGTGATACTGTTGAGTGAATATGCTAAAAATTTAACAAAAAATCCTGACGAAATGCTAAACAAAGAGCCAGGCAAACATCCTTGGTTTAGAATAAGAACCAAATGTTTTCAACTGAATGATTCCTTTTTCAAAGCCAAAGCAAATAATCATCCCAGATTGAATGTGTTCAGCATTGTGCCTTATCAGGTGCCTGACACTATATTTGACGATGATACATCCATGCCATCTGGTTATTCTGTGATTAGACAAAACATTGTAAAAGGTTACAATTATCTGTACACTGGGTTGAACAAAGATGTACTGGATTTTGATCTAACTTATAATTTTGCGTTTTTCAATGCCGCTCCTGCTAATTTGAAAAAAAGTTCAGCCTCATCATCTGCTGGAGGTAACAAGAGCATAGAAAAATCAGCAACAGTCACAAGGAGTCCAATATTCACCATAACAGATTCTGAAAATAATAAACCAGGTCATCTAGCATCTAAAATCATAAAGGCTCAAGACCAAAAGACATCCAGTGAAGGTACAGAAAATGAAAGTGCAGAATTAAAAATTGCTAGAACAATGAATGATAGAATAATCAATGGTGGAACAACTGATTTAATTCAAATGGATTTAACAATAATTGGTGATCCTTATTTCCTACCAGCAAGTGGAATGATGAATACAGATGAACCCACAAGATTTTTTGTGGATCCTAGACCTTACATCACAACGTCTGCCAGTGATAAAAACAACGGTAACGGCAGAGGAGAAATTAACTATCAAGACACTGCTTGTTTTATAGAAATGAATTTCCAAACACCAATAGATTATCAACCTAATGGTGATAATTTAATTTTCCCCACAGGTGGGGCATACGAAAACGGAGCAGGACAAACAATTAGATTGGGAGAATTTAGCGGTATATTCCAAGTGCAGACAATCACAAGCAGTTTCAGAGCAAACATTTTTGAACAAACATTGAGAATAAACAGACAATCCAACATGACATTGGATGCTGTGGAAGGTGATGGCAACAAGAAAAAAATTGTTAAGGACAACAGTAAAGACTAATGGCAAAAAATCAAAACATAAGAAAATCGCATTCAATAGATCCTAAATTAAATGCAGGACCTTTTGAAGCCATTGTAAGAAATGTGTTGGATCCCAAATACAGTGGAGCCATTGAAGTTGAATTGGTAAAAACATTGGAATCAGGCAATGCCGCAACCACTGGACAATTCATCACAGCAAAGTATCTCAGTCCATTTTACGGCACAACCAATGTGGCAGGATTGACTAAAAACAAAGATCACAGGGACAGTCAACAGAGTTACGGCATGTGGTTTGTTCCACCTGATGTTGGCAACACTGTGATGGTAATGTTCATAGAAGGCAATATTAATAGAGCATATTGGATTGGTTGTATTCCACAAGAATTGATGAATGTGATGATTCCAGGCTCAACACCTGCCATGTCAAACACAGACACAACAGATTCTGAACACCAAGAAGATCCTGCTGACGCAGACATCAGAGGCAAGAAAATGCCTGTGGGTGAACATAACAAATTAAAATTTGCAGACAAGCCAGCGGACAAACCTTTACAGATCAAAAAGCCAATCAACAGGCTATTCAAAGCAGTGTTGGATAATCAAGGTTTGATTGAAGATGAGACAAGAGGACTTACAACGTCCAGTGCTAGACGTGAAGTGCCCAGCAGTGTGTTTGGCATAAACACACCAGGACCTATTGACAAAGTGTTCACACAAAATCAACCTATAGCATCTGCTAGAACAGGTGGTACATCATTTGTAATGGATGATGGTGATGACAAATTTATTAGAAAAACAAAAGCCAAAGAAGGTCCAATGGAATATGTGGATATTGAAACCAGCGAAGATGTGATTGAAGGAGAAAAGAACACTCCGCACAATGAATTGTTCAGAATAAGAACACGTACAGGACACCAAATACTGTTACACAATTCAGAAGACCTTGTGTACATTGCCAACGCCAATGGCACAGCATGGATAGAAATGACTGCCAACGGTAAAATAGATTTTTATGCTGAAGACAGTGTGAGTGTTCACAGCAAAGGTGATTTCAATTTTAAAACAGATAGAGACTTTAATTTACAAGCAGGCAGAGACATAAATTTAAAAAGTGCCACAGTCAATCAAGAGTCCACAACACACAACTTGTTGACCACTGGAGCACAAACTGTGGAAGTAGGCGGCGCACAAACCATCACAGTTGGAGGCACAACCAATCATTATGCTGGTGGCAATATTAATTTAGACGTTGGAGGACTCATAAATCTTTCTAGCGGAATAGCAGTGGCTACGCCGGTGGCGCCTCTAGCGGCTTGGAGCCTTCCAGGCGAAGAAACACCAAGCATCATGAAACGTGTGCCACAGCATGAACCTTGGAGTCATCATGAAAATTTTGATCCAATGGCAGTGGCTTTAATTAAAACAGATAGAAGTGAACAGGCGGATATTGTTGTAGCAGAACCAATCAATATTCCAGACACTTTTAAAAATGCGAGGACATAATGCCAGGAGTCAGTAGAGTAACAGTGGACACAGCAGTAGGCACAATCGTTGGTAATCTAGCACCAAAAGTTATTGTGGAAGGAGTTCCTATTGTTGTTAAAGGAGCGGCAGTTGAACCTCACGCACCTTGTCCAATACCACCACACTGTGATGCTGTGATGTCAGGATCTAGTGCTAAAGTAAAAGCAAACGCAATATTCATATGTAGGGAAGGAGATGCGGCAACTTGTGGTCACACCGCTACTGGTAGTGGCAAAGTTTTTGCTGGTTAAATATCATTATGGCACATAAAAAATTATATAAAGAAGTTACAGTAAAATCGGCTCAAACAGCACAGACTCCTGTTACTCAAAGAATGTACAGAGGAATCAGCACTGTTAATCCAGACAACACAACTTTTTCTCTCAATGACATTGGTTTAATCAAACAGGATCTACTAAATCATTTTCACATATCACAAGGAGAAAAATTAGAAAATCCAGAATTTGGTACAATCATATGGGACGTGATACATGATCCTTTAACACCTGATCTAGAAGAAGCAATAAAGGATGATATTATAAAAATTATCAATACAGATCCACGAATTACAGCAGATACA